TATCTTAAATTATCTGTCATCTCTCTTACGGCATTAACGGCTGCTAAAATATTCTCAGTATCGCTAGCATTTAGAATTAATTCTTTTTGATGTAGCCAAGCTAGCTTACCATTTTTAGAACTGGAGTCTCCACCTTCTCCACTTCCCCAAGTACCAGTATAGCCACCAGTATCAAACAATTGTGATTTTTTAATCCAACCAAGGTCACCATACTTACCATCAGCACTCTTAATGTGAACATCAAAGTCACCAGTATAGCTTGATTGCCCGCCATACTTAGTAGAAGACCATTTATCAACTACAATTGCGTTCTTTGTTCCCGCATATAAAGCACCTGCAGGGCTTGTTCCCCAGGAGTCATAGTAGTATTTACCAGTATAACCAAAAGTTGCACCAACAGTTGGATTGTTAGTATCTCCACTTCCAGAACCGCTACTACTAGAGGAACTGGTTGCGGCAGCTAATTGATTTTGCAAGTCATTGATTTGTCCGCCTAATTGAGCATTTTCTTGCTCTTTGGCAGTTAAAGATGCACTTAGACTATTAATTTGATCTTTATAGTCTGTCATTCCATTATTCAAGTCAACGATTGCGGCCTGATATTTACTTAACTCTTCTGCATAGCCCTGCAACAAACCAGAATTGGTATTTAGCTTGGTGAAAAATTCATCTGTATTACCAGTTAATTCTGCTGTCTTATCACTGGCATTGGCTATAGCACTGGTCATGTCGTTAAAGTCCTGGCCTACCAAGTCAGCAATTTCATCCACAGAAGATGAATAATCATTAGCCGCATCCACAAGATCCGCAAAAGCATTATCCATATTAGAATTAAAGGTATCCAAATTCTGCAACCAAGTAGATAGACTTGTACTCCATCGAGTATCAATCTGATCAAAGGCAGCTTCATTATCGGCTATCATTTGATCGGCAATTTCTTGCAAAGATTCACTATTGATGGTTTGTAAGGTATCAACCATATTATAGAAATCATTAACAATATTTTCCTGAGAAGTAGATAATTGTTCAGCAGTGCCACTTAAATATTCTTTAAGACTATCAATAACAGTTTGAGTACGAGCTGTTTTCTCTTCAACAGTAAGATTTGCACTAGTCCATATATCTGCTAATGTTTGTTTGGCTTGCTGAATTGCAGATAAGGAATCTGCTTGAGTTTGAGTCATTTGCTCTTTTGAGAGATTATAGGCATTATTCTGTGCATCTAATAAATCTTGTTGCGCAGAAAGAATAGCATCGTTATCAGCAGTATAAACATAGCTATAGTTGCCTTGTGAATCTCGTTTTAATTTCATTTGAGATTTATTCTTTTGGGCTTCCTCTAGTGCAATCTGCTTTTGTAGAATTTCTAGCTGCGCCTGAGCATAGGCCACGTCATATTCTGATAAATTAGTCTTTTCTCGCAAATACTCTAGCTGTTCATTCATTTGCTGCGTAATTTTTTGTTGAGTTGCTAGCCCGTCAGTGTTATTGAGCAGTTGCATATATTGACTTTGTAGCTTTTGAATGTTATAAGCTTTATTAACACTATCAAGATAATAATCCGCATTGCGATTAATAAGTTCCCATTCAGTGCTAAGCCAATCTAAATCACTAGAACCAAAAGCATCTTCAAATAGAGAATCAATGATGCTATTAACAGTATTAGTATATTGCTGTTGCAAATTCTCTAATGAAGTTTCTATAAGCTCATTTAATTGTTGTTGCGTATCAACAATATTATCGTTAACTGCTTGCCACTCTTCTGAGCCTTCTTCAAGACTTTTTTGCATTTCTTCGAGCAATGCAATATATTGTTGCATTTCACCAATAGATGCTTGGTAATTAGCCTGTTGAGCCTGTAATACTCTATTCAATTCATCATAAGAATTTTCACCACGAAGAAGTTGAATAATATTTGATTGATGCTCTAGTTCATCAGTAATGTTCTCGTACGCGGTGAGTCGAGTATCCATTTCATCTGCAATTTCATCAATTGCATCGAGAATGGCATTCCGCAAGTCATCTATTTCACCTTCAAAATCAGAAACTAATGTAGTAGCATTATTATAAATATCTTTAGCAACATCATATAGGTCTGCAGAATTTTCACCAAAGATGCCAGACGTTCCGCTACTTTGGAATTGTGCTATCTGCTCATTAATCATCTTAAGGTTCGTGAGATTCATATCGAGATAGCCAGTGCCACCAAATTCTACAGTACCACTCCCTGCTTGCTTTTGGGCTTCTTTATATTGAGAAATTAAATTCTCATACCACTGCTTAGAAGCATCCGTTGTAGCACTATTGGCTAATTCTTGAGTGCGGGAAATAAGAGTATCATAGTATTCATTTGCTGATTCAGTAGCAACATCAAAATATTTAGATAGTTTCTGTACGGATACAGACATGGCTCTAAATGGATCATCCGATTTTCTACCAGAAAGAGCAGCATTGAACTCAATTAGTGCTTCTTGAATATCTTTAATATTTTCAGCAGCTTCAACTTGAGTTTGAAAGGCAGTAATCCGCAAATCCTCAATTTGATCTTCTAAATCTTCAAGAGTAGCAATTGTATCTTTTAAATCTCCAGAAATTAGCTCATCATATCGACTATATGTATCTTTAAACTTATCTAGCTTATCTTTAGCAGCGTCAATCTGGTCTGCTAATGCTTCTTGACCATCTTCAGTAGTAGTAGCATTATATTGATCAACTAGACTATTAACTTCATCAATAAGCTTCTGATGAATAGTAGCATAATTGGTGATAAATCCTTCACCATCAAAAGATATACCATAATCAGATGATAGAGTAGATTTTAGCTCTTCCGCTTCTTGTTTTTGTAGTTCTAATTTTTCTTGGTAAAGAGAAATTTGTTTTTTAAGAAGAGTAATTTGTTGATTTAGATTATCAATTACATCATAACCAGCGAGTCGATCCTGCTCATCGGCAATTTTGCTAAAATCAGCAGCGATAGCATCAAGCTTAGTATTTACTTTTTCATATCTGTCTATTTCATCTTCAAGATATTCTTGAGTCTTAGCTTCATAAGAAGATTCGCTTCCACCACCTGAATCATCAGAACTAGAACCTCCACCTGCTCCTGTATAAGTTTTTGCTATTGAAGATGCAGAAGTAGAAGCTTTTTTAATTGTGAATTTAGGAACTTGCACTTGCTGTGATGACCAACCTATGCCGGCTTCATCATATCCAGATACTTGAATGGTTTTAGTTTCATATGTAATTTGAGTATCAAAGCCAAGAGCAGTTAACATATCAGTTAATTCTTTTTCAGTATATTTACCACTCGCCAACATTGCATTTAAAGTATCAACGAATGGTTGATCGTTAAGATCGGCACCAACTTCAATAGTTGAATCCGCGGCAATTTGCTGTCCTGCACTAATAATACTGGCAAGATCGCTGGGAATGTCATTGGCATCTGTCGCCAATTTAGCATCAATAAGAACTGCTGTCGCAGCATTAGCTCTAAGTTGTCCTAATGCTTCATCATTGCCATTTAATGCTTCTTTTAGAAGATTAAGATTTTCAGTACTGCTTAAGAATGAATTTTTAGCATCGTCACCCCAAGCAGAGAAATCTATATTGAGTAGATTTCCAACTGGTTCTTCCAAATCTCCAATTGCATCAGCAACCTGATTTGCGCTAGAAGTAGAATCTGTTAATGCGTTATAAGCATCCTCAAAACAATCGGCTAATTGTTCAGCACCTTTTGCTGACTGAATTGCTTTTGCAGCGACGCTCTTATAGGCACTTTCTTGAGCTTCAAGTTCACTATTTACTTTATCAATCTGTTTTTGATAATCTTTATATGCGTCAGAATTTTTATCTACACATTTTTGAAGCGAAACTAAATTTTTCTTCTGTTCCTCTAGATTATCAACTGTTTGGCTAAGAGTCCTTAAATTATTTCCTGCTTCACTTTCACTTTGTTCTATTGCATAGGTATAATTATTCCACTCATCAGCAGTCATATCTAGTTTATCTTGTAGGGCAGATATTTCATCATCGGATAGGGCATTAACAAAATCAGTTTCAGTATCTGTATCTAAAGAATATTTAATTTTAATATCTTCAATAGAACTACCATTATTTATATCTTCAATAATTTCATTAACATTGTTTACAAGAGTTTGCGTTCCAATGGAATCATTTAACTCTGCTGTTCCTTCAATACCAATTTTTTCATTGCCCCTTAGCTTTGCCATTGCTTCATTTTTAGCTTGTTCATCAATATCTGATGTTTGAAGCTCATTTACAACAGTTTCAGCTAAATCTGAATTGCTTTCTGCCATTGCATCAACAAATGCTTGTATCATTTTATCTGATGCGTTAAGAATACCTTTATTTGCTAAGGCTTCTTTTATCTGTTGTCTATAATCTTCTGTAGAAGTGCCTTCCGTATATTGAAAATCTGCATCATCTTTATAAGCCTGGTATCTATTTTCACCTTTAGTTTCTTCTTGACTTTCATAATTAATAACTGCTTCGTTATTGCGCGCACTCTTTACTGCTGCCACAAAATTTTGATAATCTTTTTTTTCTTTATCACTAAAACCAGAAGTATCTACATTATCAAATTTTTCAATCAGTTTATCTGCATCTGCAATAAATTCATCTACGGTGGTATCACTATTCCTACGAATCGCATAACTGCCATCTGATTGCTTTATTGCCCCTATTGCGGTTATTCCAGATGCGTCAATGCCAAAAGTATCTGCAATCTTATTTTTAGATATGTCAGCATTAGTTTTTGCATTGTCTGAAAAATCAGATATCTGTATCGCCCTTTTGGCATTGTCATAGAGTTCATCTGTATTCGCATCTAAATCATAATAAGTTTCATCAAGCTTAGCACTAGTAGCTTTAGATAGCTGCTTATAGTATTCATCCCAAGCACCAGCTGCAGCCAATGTCTTAAGGGTTTGATTATCTAACGTTTTATTCAATTCATCGGCAGCGGATTTCATATCACTATTACTTGCTTCGCCACTCTTATAAGATTCATATAAATCATCAAATGCCGATTTTTGTTCTTTTAATGAGTTGGTAACTTCTGTTGCTTTATCCGCGTTCTCTTGTAAAGTTTCAATTCGTTCTTTTTCTTTATTTATTAAAATACCAATTCCCGTAGCAAGAGCAGCTACTCCTACAGCTGCCCAAGTCCAAGGATTTGTTAACATGGCCGCTGTCATTGCCAATAGATTTTTTGTGGCAACTTTTACCAAAGCAGTAAAAGTTGTAGTAATAGCTCCGTCTGCCACAGCTGCCACCGCATGTGCTCCATGTGCAGCAGCACCTTCCTCTAACTCTTCATTATTTTCTTCCGTTGCTTTTGTTGCAACCTTTTCTACAACTGCACCAGCCCCAGTTACTGCTGTATTTGCAACAGTAGCAGTGGTATCTGCCGTTTGTGCTGCAGCTGATTCTATTTTTTGTTTTGTTTGAATTTCATTGGATATTTTTTGCTGCGCAATTAATGCTTCTTGCATTTTGTCCACAATGGTATTTTTAACTTTTAACGCAGTATTATTTTTTATTGCCTCATTTAAAGATGCAAATCCACTGATCATAGATGGAATGTTCATAGATAATACACCGATGGTTTGAATAATTTTTTCGCCAATCGATGCATCTTCATCAGACCATAAAGGACCTAGACTTGTAAAACTTTGCCAAGCAAAAGAAAGCTGACCTACAGCACTGGCGACACTAAGAATTTCACTATACATCTGCTTCGTATCGGCAAATTTTGCCTGTGCATCAAGCCCCGCGCTTGCTTTCTTTACATTCTCTTCAGCTTCGCCCTTTCTTGCATTTAAATTATTTGAGTGTTGAAGTGCTCCTTCAATTTCACCTGGTGTTTCATAAATATCAGAATTAGTATTTGCTGCATTGTCGATAGCATCTTCTAATTGCTTATATTTCTTTTGAAGTTCTTTTCTAGTCATGTTGTCATTCTTTAAATAAGAAACAACATCATCTAATGCTTGTTTTACTCCATCATCTATATCAGCTGCATTTTTAACTTCGGCTTGTAGCTTATCTGCCACTGCGTTTCTTGCAGCTCCACCTTTTCCTTTATAAAATCCATCTTTATAGCCTTCTGCTGATTGCGCAAAATCACCAATTGTTGATTTTGCTTTAGTAAATGTTTCTGTTATACTAGGATTGGTTTCAGCAAAGGCGGTATCAAATAATTTATTCTTAGCTGCTGTTAATTCTTCTTCTGTCTTGTTTGCTGCATCACTAAAAACTGCAATAAATTCATCAAAAACTTCTTTAATTTCTGGAATCTGAGAAGCTGCTTCTTCATATTTTTGTTTAAATGCTTCAACATCAAAATCAACAGTGCCAATAGATTTAGAATCAAACTTATCTTCTGCTAGATTCTGAGTCATATGCCCAAGAGTAGCTAAAGTTATTCCATTTTTGTAGACCATATTATCTGTCTGCGGGGTAACTTTTTTATCTCCGGCTTCAGCAAGAAATTCTTGAATATATCTTGCTACATTTTGATTTGCTGTTTGAGGATTAAGTTCTACTCCATCTACCCGAATTTGATCTTCATAATCTTTTAATGTTGTCCCATCAAGAGACAGAAAAGTTCTTTTGAGTTTTGCTGTAACTTGAGCAAGTTCATCTTCGCTGGCGATAATAGTATTTATACTAGAGATATATTCACTAGAAAGCTGGTTGATTTCATTTTCTCGTTCTTTATCAGCCTGAGAACCTGTTAAATTCTTAGAAGCTTTTTGCACCAAATCAACATATTCATCAATTTTACCTTTTTGTCTTAGGCCAGCCGCTTCAGAAGAATTTAAAAATGTTTCTAATGTTTTATTTCGCTCCGTGCTGTTGTTCTGATTAAATTTTTCCAAATCTTTATTATAACTTCTTTGAGCCATGGTGGTAGCAATATTACCACTCATACTTTTTACCATTGCAGAGCCAAGACCAAGAAGAACTGTTTTTCCTCCACCAGCAGTATCTACAATTCCAGTTAGCGTATTAAGTATTGTAGTAAGTGTATCCATAAAAGGCTTAATATCATCGGTTGAGAAGAAGGTACTAAATAATCCTTCAAAGGCAGCCTGCATCTGTTCTGCTTTTGCCGCATAGCTTTCCATATAAATATCATTTTGCTCTTGAAGAGTACCAGTAGCATTAATTGAAGCTTCTAGTTGTTCATTATACATTGATTGATTTTCCATCAATGTCATAAGACGGTTATATTGATACTTGCCAGCAAGCGATACTGCAGCAGCTTGTTTTTCAGCTGTGGTTAAACCATTCCACTTATCCATCAAATCTTCAATAATATCACCCATATTACGAAGATTGCCAGATTCATCAAGTACTGTAACACCTAGTTGCTCAAGCTGACTAGAAACCTCACCAAGTCCAACTCCATCTTCATCAACCTCTCCAAGCTTTAGATCTGCAAAACGAGCATAGATAGTACGGAGTGAGTTACCAACTGTTTCTGCAGACTCACGAGTAACAGAAATAATAGTTGAAATCTGTGCAGCTAGCTGGTCTTGTGAAACACCAAGAGTATAAGCAGAAGATGCAACTTTAGATTCTGCAGTTGCTAGTTCTTCAAGGTCTGCTGCACCAATTGCCGCAACCTTAGCTAGCTTATCAACGGCTTCTTCTGCAGCTCCAGCTTCTTCAACGTTGATATGAAAACCATTATAAAGAGCAGTTAGTTGCTCAGAAACTTCAGAAGTATCTTGACCAGTAACATTCGCAGTTTTAAGTGTAACCTCTGCTAAAAGATTAGAAGTGTCAAGATCATAACCTTGCTGTGCAAAAATTAGACTTGCATTTGTATATGCAGTTGTGGTTTGTCCAATTGCCTGAGCCGCTTCATTTGCATATTTAGCAAAATCTTTCATATCTTCTGCAGTATATTCACTAACGATACGAATATCATTTAATGATTGATCAAGCTCTTTAGTATATTCAATGGCTCTATAAATACTATTCTGAATGGTTTGAAAAATACTAGCAGTAATGCCCCATCTAACAGTATTGCCAAAGGTATTAAATAATTTATCCATCACTGAGGAAGTCTTTTTAGTACCCGTTTCAACTTTTGAAAGTTGACTAATCATATTATTGAAAGCAATTTGACCCTCAGTACCAGCCGCACTAAATGCTCGACCTAAATCCTCAACAAAAAAAGTTTCATTCTTAATTTCTTGATTAAATTTTCCATAATCAAATAGTTGAAATTTACCATTAAAAGAATTAGACAATGCTTTTTTTACAGATTCAATAGATTGAATATATAACTGTGTATCTCTTTGAGTATTTGTAAAAAGAGATTTACTACTAATTTCAGCAAGTTTGTTCTGAACTTTACTTAACTCAGAACTTAATTGCGTTAGACCAGTCTTATCTAACTTTGTCTTAATATTATATTCAAGTGTATTAGAATATTTTGCCATTATACACTCCTTTTCCTTTTATGTCCCAATAGTAATAAACTATTACAGCAATTATTTATTCTGTGCGGCTAATGCGTCTATGCATAGGTCCGCAAAGACATAAAAAAATAGCCTACTTTATATAAAAGTAGGCTATTAAAAATAATTACATTTTGACCAATATCAGGCACTACTCTCCGCGATTCATACCCCACTTATCAGCAATCTTAAGAACTTGATTAATGCGATCGTCAGATGCTAGTGCAGTTAGATTATTGCTAAAATTATTAATAGAATTAGAAAGAGTAACTGCCAGGTCATTCATGGAGCCACTAAAAGAGTTATTATAGCTAACTTGCTCTTGGAAAAACTCTTGCCCGCAATCTGCTATAAAATCACAGTCATTTCCATTATCCGCAAAAAGCTTCTCAATAGTACCATCATCTACTAGAACATCCCAAGCATTTAGAGGACTATCCTCAACCAGTGCCTTAATTTCCTCAAAACGGTCAGAATATACTGTCATTGCAAGGGCAATATAGAGCATACGACTAAAAACAAAACTACTAATATTACCATCATCATTTGCCGCATTAAGTGCAAAATTTACAATATCATAAACCTCTTGGGTACTAATAGTACGATTCTTTTCCATATCAATATTAATTGACATAAAAACCTCCTTTTGTCTCTAATAATATAAATATTATATCATATTAAAATTTAAAAGTCAATTGGATTTTATTTATTATTTAACTAAATTACTTAAGCTATTTAATGTAATAGAAAATTTAGCTTTTGAAATAGCGGAAATTACACTATCACTACGCTCATTAGCCAGTGCTTGCTTATCTCCATTTTCTTCTAACTTTTTCCACTCATTTTGTTCTACAATGGCTTTTCTTGTTATATTAGTTTGTCCAAAAAATCCCATTGGTTTTCCTTGCCTACTATCAAATATATTAGATACCATGTCTATAATTTTTTCAATAGTATAAACATGACCATTTATAGATGCATATACTACTCTACCAGATCCATCTTCAGTTTCAATCCCAGCTAGCGCAGTTATAAAATTTACAATTGAGATTCCATCTTTAAGATTTTTCCATAATACAGATATATCATCATCTTTAATCTTTTTATTAGGGTGTCCAGCCATAACATTATATAACAAAGATTTTGGTTTTTGTAATTTTTCATACGCTTCAATAAAATTCATTCCAGAAACTATCCTTATTGACTTAGGCATAGCTCCATTATTGGATTTTGAACTATAATTTTTTACATTGACTCCAAAATCAACAACAAGCTTCATTTCTCCGTCACTAATCTGATAAATTTTTATATTATTATCACCCTTAGAAACATGACTTTTTCCACTTGTGTCCTTATTTGTATCTTCTCCTGTTACACGACCCTCAATTAAAAATTTACATCCTCCGCTTTCTCCATTGTTATTAGTATTAATAATCATACTAAAATTGTCTTTAGATGTTGAATTATTCTTATTCAATTCATTTATATTTTTTAAAATCGCATCCTGCTGTTGAAGAGCCATCTGCATTGATGCTAATGCGGCAATTTCGCCAGAACCACCAGCAATATTACTTTTCCATCCATTAATTTTTGCTAATAGTGCTTTTAAAAATTCTCTACCGCTAGCATTTCTACCATTTCTAGTTCCATCACTATTTTTTGTGTCTCTACCATGAGTAACATAATATTCTTGATTTAAGAAAGTCCAGTTACCATCTTTTAATAATTCATCTAGAACAAGAATTCTAGCAAAATTTGTTGATATAGTTTTACTTGCTTCAGATAAAGTTGGTAAATTAATACTCTTGAATCCATCTGTATCAACTAATATTGACATTATCTTTTGTTTGGTTTCACTATTTAAAACAATATTATTATCCTTATCAAAAATATTACCAATACCACTATTACTTAATTCTGTAAAAATAATTCTTTTAAAAGCATCTATGGTTTGATTATCGTTTACAAATTTTTTTAAAGTATCATCTACTGTCTGAGTATCTATATTAAATTTATTTACAGCACTACTCAATTTATCAATTTTTGTTTGTAAAATACTATAAAAACTATTTTTATTGTTGTCATAATCAGAAATAGTAAATTTTTCCTGGGTATCTTCTATTGCTTCATTGAAAGCTTGTACTATTTCTGCGTCATTATTAACATCAGCAAAAAAGCTAGTCAATCCATCCATTAGATTTATAACATCGTCTGTCTGTTCTAAGATGCTGCTACTTACAGTAAAATTTTCTCTTTTATTTTTTACATATTCAGTAAAAAGACTCTGCTTTGTATCTGATATGTTATCATCCCATTCAGAGATTAAAGAAGAGTGCTTTTTTTTATAATCTGCAAAATAATAATGTACATAATCATCTGTAGCTATCATTTAAATCTCCTTTTTATTATCTATTAATAATACTATTTACCTATTACCAATAGGTAATAAAAAAAGGGAGTACCCGTAGGTACTCCCTTAAGAGTTTAATTAAGTAGATTCCTACTCATCATCAGAAGTAGAATCAGAATCATCTGATTCAGTATCTTCTTCTGTCTTTTCAACAGGTTCAGTTACTTCTTCTTGTTTATCAGATTCTTCTTCTTTCTTATCACTATCGTCTACTACTGGTTCAGTAGTATCTTCTTGTGATGGCTCTTCAGTAGAATTATCTACTGGTTCACTTCAGTCAGTCTCCTCGACTTCGCCACCTGCGGCAACAACGGTAGGAGTGATATTCTCCTCACCGATAATCTGGATTGCGGCAAAGACCTTGTGGGTCTTGTCAAAGTTGGTATAGTCAGGGAAGGCATCCATAGTGAAAGTGAAGGTCAAATATCTTCCATATAAATCGTTACTTTATATGCGTCAACTAAGACTGCTTTAATTTTCATTAAAGTTGAGACTATATCTTCATCTTATATTTATGTTATAAGAGACTCCCATTTCCACTCACTTGAGTGTACTTCCTTGCGGAATAGTCGTTGAACTTTTATCTATATTATAGATACTTAGCTGCTGATTGCCCAATCTTTATAATTTTTGAACATTCACGCCTACAATTGCTTGTTACGTTGTAGTTTATAAAGCTCTAAGGGGTTTCCAGCAATTAGAGAGTTAAATTTTCAGCTTATCACTAAGCTGCCAAGCGCACTTTATTTTCACTTGGGTCACCAGTGTTAGCCATGCTGAAGGTGAAGTTAGATTGAATCTTAACGTTAGGAAGAACAATCTCAGCAGGCATATCCTGAGCGGTATACTGGTCACGGAAGAGGGTAGAAGCCTCAACGTAGTAGTTACCAGCAAAGTTCTCGGCATCGATGGTCATCTCGGTTGCGCCACCAGTCTTCTGGACATAGCAGTCAAGACGGACGGTCTTGCCGACATATTGAGCAAGAACACCATCAGGATCGGTAATTACAAGTTCATCACCCTCAGTAATGGTATAGACACCATCAGCAGCTTCAATACCAGAAGCCGCAGTAATGGGGCCAACAGGAACAACACCGGCACCAGTGTTATCAAGAACGAAACCATACATTGGAGTATCTTCGTTGATAACTAGATGCTCGCGGTCATCGCCAGTACCAATGCCACCAATTGCAGTTGCGTAGTCAATATGAACTTCGCCACCGGCAAGAATTGGTAGGTCAAAAGTAGTGTGAACATTAATCTTGTTTTCAGAATCAGCATCGCTGTAGTTAGCAAGACCAGCACCGGTAAGCATAGCAAAACTGATTGGTGAAATTAGGGCATCTTCTACTGTGAAGGTAACTGTACGCATTTTACATTCGAAGATGCAAAATTATTTTCCATAATATTTCTATCATGATTAGACTATATCTTCGCCGTTATGCTATCGGCGTTCCTCACTGTCCTTATAAAAAGGCACTTAGTCGTTGAAGTTTTTGGTTACAATTTGCCAGAAATCGGAAGTAACTAGAAACTTTTCTAGTTCATTAAAGAATTGGTATGGAATAACTAAGAATGGAATCTTATTATCTTCACAAAACTTTCTTTTAATATAATCATGTTTTTGTTGATAAACCAATCTTTCTGGAGTGTCCCAGCTGGTTCCAGTAGTAGAATAATGTAAGGAGCCATTTAATTCTATCAATCCAATGAGTTCATCCTCATTATTGAAAAGAGCAAAATCAAAAGGTAATGGCTTTTTATCTGAACAGCTTTCAAATCTATATTCTCTTTTGAATGGGATATTTAATCTGGTAAGAACTTTATCCATCTCGGCGTTTGCTTTTGAATCTATACAACCGCAAGATGCTGTAGTTCCTGAAAAAATTCTCTTACCTAAGACATCAACTTCATTGCCACAATCGCACATGCAATGATACCAATATGCATCATTTTTTGCATAACAAGACAATAAAGTTAGTTTTCCATGCTTTTCACCAATATGGCTCTCTGCATTTTCAGCATGTCTTTTCTTAGTGTCTATAGATTTCTTACATCCACAGCTCTTAGATGTCCCTTGTTTTAGACTTCCATCAAAAACACTTTTTACAGTTCCGCAAGAACATTTACAAATCCAATATCTTGGTCTACTTTTATCTTGTGTAATAACCGTCCATTCTCCAAAAGTTTGTCCAATTAAACTATTTTGACAAGCTCGACTACATGCGGTAGAGGTACCTTGAATTAGGGCAGTTCCCCTAACAGCTCTAATAGTGCCACAGACAAGACACTTGCATGTAAAATATTTGATTCGATGTTTATTAACATGACTAAATTCTATTACTTCCCAATTTCCAAATCTCATTCCTGGCTTAATCTCACTTGGAGTCATATTTAAGTCTCCTTTTTCTAGTGCCAAGTAACCAACTTACCTGCGGATTGTCTAATACTTGACGATTTTACTATACTGAAGCAATTAACTTCACCACTAATTATATCACTATATTAGCTTAGTTGTCAAGTCTCTAAAGAGTTTCCCGCAATTCAAGGAATTTTTTTAGAAGGTGACAATACATGTTACCTTGTGTTGTTAATGTGAAAAATTTTCACCTCATTATATTCCACTTAGGTCGTTAATCTAAATGCGTCATCAAATGACTGCTGCATCTTTATATATACATGCAGATTAGACTATATCTTCATCCTATTATATAGGAGTCTCGCGCTTCGAATGGACTTCCACCCTACACCTTTCGGTTAGTCGTTGAACCTTCTTCTGAACAGAAGCTTGGCTGCTGATTGCCCTAATTACTTAGGGGTTCCCAGCAATTCACGAGATTTTTCTTTTATGTGTTACCACATATCGTGAGCTAGTTTTAAACAATCCCACGCGACAAGACGGGGATTACCCTTACCGCCTTGAGCATAAACAGTATTTGCAGCACCCTCAAGTGTGGAGGTCTTAGCTGTATCAATGTAAAGAACAGGCTGACCCTTCTTGAAGGTCTTATTACCAATTTGCATGTCTGTACGTGCCTTAAAGACAACATCACAAATTTCTCTTCATTTTATTACAAAATGGACTATCTCTTAGCATTACTCTTGGTAATACTATACCTTTTTCGCATTACGTGCCAATAGTAATCCTACTTTATCTATTAAGATTATATAGTCTCTACATCGCTCCTATCGGAATGACACGGGATTTCCATTATAGATTCCCCGTTAGCCCATATATAATATAGACCCCTGCGGCAACAGGATAAGGTATATTGGCGCAAGAAGCTCACGCCAAAACGCATATTTTTCCTCCTTAGAAAAATTTCGCTTTTTTACGAACCAAATATAACTTGGGATTATCTTTATAAAGATATTCTCCTAGTTTTATTGAGTCTTTATTTCCAAATTTTAATATTTGATTATCCCAATCATAACTTCCGCCATTAATATTTGCTTCATATTTTAAAATACTTTTTAATGTAAAAGCAAATTGATAATCGCAATGAAAAGAAGTATTTAATCTTTTTCTTTTAATTTTGGATATCGTACCTTTTCCATCAAAATATCCTCTAATAAAATCTCTTAAATATTCTTGCGGAATTTTTGGAAAATCTGAAGATAAAGATTTTGTTTCTAAACCACCCAACATGACAATATCTTTACACATTTCTGCGCAACAGAAATTAATTCTTGCAACCTGTTTATCTACATAATCATAAGTGTTGCCAGAATAATTTAAAATATTAGCAATTTGCTTAATAATATATTTATCTTTTTTGGAAACTGTAATATCAAAAATTTTAGTATTGTATATACAACCGTCAGCCCACCAAAATCCAAATATATATGCCATGTCTTTAGACCATTTTTTAAAAAAATCTTTATTGAAAGTCTTAGGCGAAGATTTATCATCGCGCGCAGGCGATAAAAGATCTTCCTGTTTATCTAACATTATCATTAATTTACCTTCCAACTCAATAATACTAAAATATAATAATCAGACAAGGCTTCTGACTATTAACAAAATTAAGATACCACTGAATATAAATTCCTAGTCCACGCATCAGGCTCTTCCATCTTTGATACATCCATCAGTGGTGTGGTAGCGACTTTCCGATAAAAATCCTCAGCAGTTTTTGAACTATAGCGTTTAAATGCATCGTACAATTGAAATGGAGTATAGTTATAAATAATATTTATATCTATATTCATTCCGATTGATAAAATTGAAGCATATAGCGCAAAAATAGAAAAAGCTGTCCCAGTATTTGCTGTACCTCTTTGTTGTGCAATTTTCTCCTTGCCAGCTTGCAGTTTGCGCATAATTTCTTGAGCTTTTTCATTGCTTGGATTATAATCAGAAGAACCACTTCCATCATCAGTGTAAAATAATTCCTTTAATATTAGCTGCATCTTTTCAAAATTAAATGCAGTAACCTGCCCTACTTTTTTCTCTTGATTATCATTTTCTTGAAAAAATTCCATTGCATTTTTTGAGTATTTTACACTATAAGCAGGACATATTAAGCTAAAAAAAGTATTTAACACTGGTTTAATTTCTAACGGTTGAGCCTCTACCATTAGCATTAATATTTGAAAATCAGACATATCTTTTAACTCAGAATTGCCCTGCTTTATCTCCATTGTATATTGGTTTGTTTTAATTAATAAAGATAATGCCATAAAAAATTTTTGCTCTCCAAACTGACATATATCTTTAATCTTGGGTTGCGTAATATAGATACCGCACATTGGAACTACAACTGGTCCACCAGATAAATATAAACCAATATCTCCTTTATAAATCATTATTGCTCCTCAGTCTCAATATAATCATCAGAGCCATGAGTTGCAACATATCGTAGTAATATTCCTCCAAGTTCTTCACTTAAAATGACTTGCGAGGCTCCCATAAACTGGAGAGTGCCAATACCACTTAATTTAGAATTATCTAAAATACCATCAATATATCCCGCAATTTGGTGCGGCCGCAATTTATAATTATCAAGTTTCCAATAGTCAAGATGGCACATAATGGTAATACTGATAACACAATTGCGGAATTGAGGATTTCCAGTAGGAGTAAAATCATCAAATTCAAGAAGTATATAGTTCTTGACTTCTTCAAATTCTCCAAAATCAAGTTTTGGAACAACTTTAAGATAACCTTTGTCAACCATATCATTAATGCTATAACTATCAATTAATTTTTGGTATTGAACTTGAGTATCATCAAGACAATCTGAATTATTAATTAAAAGAAGTCTTTTTAGCTGATCGCTATATGGACGATTCTCAAAAAATAACTTTTTCCAAATTGTCTCTTGGTCTTTTTCACAAGATAAGAAGGTACTCTTAAAATCATTGGCTACGCAAGCTGCTTTTATTCTCATTTAGTACCTCCTTTTAGTAAGACTTGATTTCAATTGGTAATTCAAGAAGTCCCCATAGTTCTTCATCTTGTTCTGTTGGTTCAAGCGAAAGAATAAAGTTATTCTTCTTACCGGTTAAAATCTTAACAGTACAACTGTTTTCATCTTGCTTCTCGATTTTAGCTATCTTAATATTATCAATAGTGAATACTCCTCCAATAGAAGAAGTATAAGCATATGTTTCATAAGGATAAACAGTTTGCGGGCCAGAGATTAGATATGGAGCAGCATCAATTTTAATTTCTTGTTCAACATATTCATCATTAGTACCATATTTAATTATAAAGCTCTTTACCGCACCCGGCTCAACCTTAATTTTACAAGTATGTCCATCTAAATAAGTACCTACAAGTTTTACTCTAGGATTATTTAAGACAGACCAAGTAGCATTTTCAATATATCTGGAAGAATCAATTTGATAACCATATTCTCCATCTTGCCGCACTAGTGTTTTACCAATAATATAATTATTGCTATCTTCTCTTTCACCAGTAACTTTTGGTAATTCTTCTTGAGTATTATTAAAGGCTTCTTTAACTTCTAGCTCTAAGATTCCGGGAACTGTAATTGAATCTGCAATACTTACTTGCCAAGTATTATCATCAATATTAATCCTTTTAAAGCGATGAAAGTAATTTCTAGTACGTTCATCATTTTTAATATAAATTGTACCAGACATATTTAATTCATTAAAATTAATATTATTCTTAATTTCCCAGTCAATTTTTGTCTCTGTGGATCCTTGGAAATAAATCCAATAATCAACACCATCTACATCTAGTTTATATCTGCATCTAATAATCTCAGACCGTAGGTATGCGGTTTCAGTTAATGAAGGAAGATATACTAGCCAATGAGTATTATCATCTAAACACTAAAAGGTATTGAAATATATTTTTTATCAAAGTCCGCAGTTAATTTACTGGTATTAATTAAACATCTTGTGGCAGTACCATTTGGTAATTTAATCATGCGGGAATTATAATCATTTTTTAATGCCCATTTTAAAGAATTAAGCTTTTGCTTATTCATTCTATCAATTTGATTACCGCCCATATATTGTATTCTTGCAGCTAATGTTTGTCTTGACATTGTTCCCTCGCTTTACTAATCAAAGAACAACATTCAAAAACAGTGCGGCGATATAAAGAAAATTCAATATTCTCACGGTCGGCATATAAACCTTGTAATTTACAAGAGGCTGGAAATAAATAAGAAATTTCTGGCAATAATTCTTTCATGCCTAGTAATTCTATGATAATTGTTTCCAGCGGCTTTTCCCAATCTGCGCCTTCTTCTTTTAGCGGCAATAATTTAAATATGCCGTTACATATTTTGGTTAAATTATCACATATCTCTTGGTTAGAAATATAGGTATTATATACAGTTATCATGTTAGTGGCTCCATTATCTGTCCAAAAGTAGAACGATAACGGCCATTCTTATCTTTCGCTCTTCGACAATATACACGCTGCAGGTGGAATCCTTTAGATTCATATTCTTGCTTCAAAGAAGAAAGTTGTTTCATATGAGCAGCCTGACTTGTTAATTTAAAGTCGCTACCACTATATTTTTGTCTAATTAAATCAATGGTTGCTAGTTGAAAACTAATCCACTCACTAATCATGTAACAACGAATAATTAATTTTTCTTCAGTAGTAAGAATGGTAGTAAATTTCTTATTAACTAAATCTAAATCAAAAGGATCCTCCCATCTCGGAAATTCAAAATTTGGCATTGCCGCAATAAGAATTTCCTCTAGCATAGCCTGGGTATCTTCCTTGGTAAGTTCCATAAACATATCATCGGTGATGCCTGCTAGGAAGAAATCATACATCTCTTGAAAAGAGGTGCAGATAGGCTGTGCGGGTTCAATACTATCAGAATCAGTATCAAAATTTTCATTATCCATTATCCGCACCTCCACTATCTATATTATTCTGGCTTAGTAGCAGTAGAAGTTCTGCGGCCAGAGGTTGTTTTCTTTTTTGCTGTGCGACGACCAGATGGAGCTTCTTTAGCATCCTCCTCATTGGTTTTTGCGGCGGTAATAATATTTGTAATATTAGCACCCGTCTTTTCTTGAATGGCTTCACGCTTATGTACGTCAGGAAGATCTAGTGCAACAGCACGAGAAACAATCAATTCTTTAATGCCTGTTGGACCAAAATCTAGAGCATCCAAGAGTTCATCAAGTGTACCTTCAAGCAAAACACTGTCTACTTTTTGTTGATCCCAGTCATATTCAACCATATCGGGAGAAATATTAAATTCCTCGCGTAGCTCGGTATTCTCAACAGTCAAATAATTTTGAAGCAATTCTAGTCCGCCACTAGAGTATGACAAAGCACGTAGAGTCCCCGCAGAAATAGACATTGGTTGATTAGGACTAAAAGAATATAGACGATTGGTCATTTGATCTCTAAAACCAACGATACCATCTGTCATATTCTTAACAACAATCATATCTGAATCATCAATTACGGCCATTTTATCTCCTTTTATCTCCGTTTATAAAATAAGAGGGGAACAAAAAACTCTTCGCTCCCCTCTCTATATATACAAATGATATTATGATAATATTTTATTGTTGGTAAATTCATACGGATATAAACGATTGCCTAACCTATCATAATATCATGTGATAACAACTTAGGCGCGAGAAGTACGCTTTAGCTGAGTATTGCGATAGCTGCACATCCAGTTATTCAATACAGTAGCTACGCCAAACTTCTTATAGGTGTGAAGCTCGTGGCTCCAGTCGGCAAGATTCTCCTGCTCGGCAACGCAAGTCTGGCCCTCAAAGACAAGCTTAACGGGCTTCTCGGTACCGGTAGGAATAATATAGCATTGTGAAGGATCAATTACCTTTTCCGCATTGGTTTCATCAGTCATGGACTGAGGAAGAATTACAATGGTATGGCCCTTATAGTTGTCAAGCCAACCCTTGTGCCATAGCTCGCCCTTCATGTCGGAGCTAGCCCACTGAGCATTTGCAGGCTTCATCTTGGAAGCAAACTCAAAGGTGCAGTAAATAGTGGACTTGCCATAGGAGTCTGCAATTGCAAGAAGCTCATCCATGGTACCCTCATCAAAACCATCAAAGGTAGCCTTGTTAGCGGTAGGAAGATTATCTACAGCAGACTCTAGAGCCTTAGCAATCTCCTGATAGATATACTCGTCAAGACCCTCAAGAATTACAGCAGTAAGATCAGAGAACTGAATGCGGCCATCGAGGAACTCTTCAAAGCCAATGCGGCAAGCAGCACCAATAGCAGAAGTCTGAACTTCAATCTCACGACCGTCAAGCATGAAGGTCTCATAGCGACCAGCAAGACCAACCTTGGTTACAAAAGTCTTAGCACGCTTGCGGGAAGCCTCGGTAATACGCTGACGGAAGATTGCCTTATCGCCCTGTGCTACAGTGCGAACGTCCGCAAACTCCATGTACTGTTGCTCTACTCGTGCGGGAAGAACATCATCAATAGTCTCCTCAATTAGACGAAAGACAAGGTTCTTGTTCTCACGATAAGCAGCGTAATCGCTAACAAGCTCATTCATCTGGTTGCGAAGAGCTGCATTTACCTCTTCTGCATTCCATGTCTCAATAGTGCCATTGCTCTCAAAGGAGTATGCAACAGCTGCGCTTTTGTCTGCCTTGACAGCAGCCTTGGCTAGACTGCGTAGGTCATTATAATTTACCATAACTATTGTTCCCTCCTTTTCAATTAAAGAATACGTTGAAGCTTAAGACCGGCTTGACCATCGGGTACAGTATATACCTTAACGACCTGCCATACCATATCGCCCTCGCCAGCCGCAAGAACGCCATCGGCACCAGGGGTAAGCTTATCACCAACACTGTAATCTGCCTCTTTAACCATATTGGTAGTCATAATATCACCAACATTAGTCTTAAATACGCGAGGAGTAATTACACCATCGGCAGCTTCAGAACGAAGCATTGCATAATCCTTTAGAGACTGCTTGCGCTCATCATAAAGCTTAATCTCGTTAAGAACTAGCATAAACTCGCCCTCACCAGTAAAATTAACCTCGCCATTAGCATAGTCATACTTTACAAAAGTACCATTTTCAAGTACGTCAATGGTGCTAGCCGCGGGGAGCTGCGCATATACTTGACCAGTATATGGGGCAGAAAGATGATTAGGCTCTACAATACCATAGCCCTCTCGTTTAATAGTAGCCATCTACAATAACCTCCTTTAGTTATTACTTTTTTGTTGACGGAGTAATTCTACAATAGGTGGAACAAAACTCCCCGTCTCATTATCTAAAGAGAACGCCAGCGCGGGGTCTTCCATAGACTCCTCATTTTCAGCTTCAACACCATCTAAGGTATTAAAGTTAACGTTCTTTTTAACATAAATTAATGCAAGTTTTTCTTCAATCTGTTCATAAGAATACTCATTTTTATGCTCAATAACATCAGCCTTGTCAGCTTCATCTAACATGTGATACTGATTAATTAGAGCATCTTTCTTCTCATTCTCACAGTGAAGCTTAAAATCACGAAGAGAATTCAGTTCATTCTCCAGAGCAATCTTTTCAGCCTTTACAGCCTCAAATTCATCTTTTAGAGCGGCAAATGCTTCTGCGAGAGAATGATCTAGCTTAGGTTCTGACTCAGATTTCTTTTTATCTTCTTCATCTGCTTCTATTTCTTCCTCAGCCTTATCTTCTTCTTTATCTTCATCCTCTTCATCGGCGTATTTCTTTTTATCTCTGTCGCCGCAAGCAAAGTCAGCACTTTCTTCGCTGTCATCTTCGCTATTATCTTCGCTCTCTTCGTCATCGGCAGTGTCATTAGCCGCACTTGCGGATTCTTCAGTTTCTACTGGAGTCTCTTCAACTTCAACCTCAATTTCACAATCTTCATCTTCAGAGATTTCAGTAGGCTTAAGCTCCTCCTCAATTGGCATACTCGACCCTCCTTTGTCCTGTAAAGCAAATTTTAGTTCATTCATCATACTATAAAGCGTCTGTGTAAACTCTGTATCCATTGAGAATTGCGTCTCTACGATTGAACTTCCTTCAAAACAGGGTTCTACTTCATCACCGAGAATACACAGCTTGCTAAAAGTAGCATCATCTATAATAAAAAATTCCACCCCAGAATTATTATCTTCTGCCCAATGTCCTTTAATTGTATTTTCATCCAATTCCATAGATTGGGGTTGACCCTCTACTAACTTATCTAGCTCTGGGAATTGTCCTCTCCAAAGGTAGCCAGTAGTACATAGATAAGTTCGTTCAATGGCATTATCAAATTCGTCATAATCAACATACTGTTGATACCAAATTTTTGCATCGGGACTAACAAAACCATAGGGAACTGTCTTGCAAGAAAATGAAACTTTCCCATTTTCTATGGTCATGATTTGACCATGATCTCCAAAGTCTTGTTCATCTTCATACCAGGCAGCTACAATAGGAGCACCTCGCAAAGTTTTAGCCATCTCATCTGCAACTTCACGAGTAATATAAGACCCATTGCGATTTTTTCCCAAATACAAAACTTTAATCTGACATTGAGACATTAAAGGATTAATATCTAAAGGTTGAAGATTAATAAACTCTGGAGAGCTAATTGTAGAAATTTCTGATTTATTTCTAAGTGACATTTAACCTCCAGACTCAATATTTTGAATTGTTTTATCTGATTTTTGAGAATCATCTAGCTCTGGCCTACCAGATCCATTTTCACCAGTATCTTTTCCGCTCATAGTAGAAGACATCTGCGGAGGAATAAATAGTTCATCAAGGTGCATAAGATGATTTTCAAAATAAGCAGTAGCCATGACCGTAGACTGCGACTGACCAAGAGCAACTTGCGGGAGTAACTTAGAGAAGCCAAGCATTGTTTGTTCCTTGTATTGCTTAGATAGGTCTTTATAATTATAAACAGTAGTCGGAAGAATTTGTACTTTATATACCAATCTTTTTGGATTTTTGTTATATGGAGCTAACAATATGTTAGCATATTCTTCAAACTGTAAAATTAAATTAAACATCGTAGCTTCATCGTTAGCAATAGATTTTTCAAGAGCAATATTGCCATCTGTATTAAACTGATTTTGACTTACGCCAGCCGCATTAAAGACTGAACGCTCCATGCGCTCAAGCCAGTCTGTTGAAGATTGATTGCCCTTATCAGAAAGATCTGCAACTTCAACGTCCGCAAATGTTGTTAGAACATCAACACCAATAGCATCTCCAAGCATAGCAACGGCATTATTATGAAGCTGTTGAGCTTCTTCAACATCAAAAATTAAATCACCATTTTTATCTATTGGCATCTTCTGAATAATAATTTTCAGAATTTGTTGTTCCATTTTCTTTTTATCTAACTCTTTTGCATCTTCCAGATCAACAATTGCGGGAATTACAGAAATAAATAGAGGAGTATCACTATTGCTTAAATTAAACTTAACCGCAGTATCTGGCTCCAACAAGAACCAGCCTCTTTCATCTCCTTGAAAAAGTAATGGCAAAGTACCATTCTGATATTCAAGATATGCTTTCTGAAATTCTTTTGGAAACATTTTTAGTACTTTTAGTCGATACTGCATATCAGAAAAAGCATCATTAAAATATTTAATATTAAACTCTACTGCTGGCTTGCCATTAAGTTTGAATCTAGAACGACAGTAGTCTACAGGTAATTCTTGTAGATATGCTGCCGACTTTTGTATAAGTTTACAACCATAGTAACAGCCATTTTTAATAACCTTTAAAGCAATTTCCCCAAATTCCTTTTTTAGATTACAATTTTCTAGGTAGACAGAAGATTTATACCATCCCTCAATAATTTTATCTTCTTTTAATTTGTTATCATATACCAGAGGTGTAATAAACCAATCATATCTATAAAGAAAAGCCATATACCTACATAGACGAGAATAAATGCCACTTTTATCAAAAAAATAGTTTGAAATAGCTCTAAGCTGTTGTATATCTTTATTTTTGATAGCTTCTTCTATTCTATCTACTTGAATATGTCTATTTTGCTTTTTTGATAAATAATCCAAAGATAATGTAACGTCATTGGATAGCGTCTTTTTTCCAACTTTAATTTTATTAAAATCTAAAGAAGTTTTTTCTGGTGAGGTGGCATTAACTAGTCGGAAATTACGTTCTCTTTTATCTTTAATAGTTGCCAAATTCCACCTCCTTTTAATAGCCAGCTTTCATTAATATATATTCATAATTAACCTTATTAGAAGCAAAGTCGGTATATGGAATAATTACCAAAGTAATATTGTGCTTTTGACAATATTTTCTCTTCTGTAGGTCATTATATTTTTGTCTTTGAACGGCTTTAGCACCGCCAAATTTTCCAACAGGACTATAATGCTGTCGTCCTTGCACCTCAATTAAATAATCGAGATCGCCAGCATCGTCAAAACAAGCGAAGTCAAAACGCAAAGCTCTTCCACTAGAAGCAACCAAATCTGGAAATTCATATTCTTCTTCAAATGGTACATCATTTTCAGTAAGAATATCATAAACTATACATTCTAATTCTGAGCTGCGCATTGTCTTCACCTCCTTCTTAAAACGGAAAGCCAATAGCCAAGTGAAAAACAACCTGGCTATTGGTCACTCTATACATTATAAAAATAAATCCATATTTCTAACATATATTTGCCCTAATTTTTTGAAAAAAGCATTAATCCACTTAAATCTCTACTTTTTCTTTGATGTCTTTTATCTTCCTGAAGTTTAGTCCAAGAGAGAGCATAAATTAAAGCAGATACTTTATCCTTGGGAATCTTGCGGGCAGACTGCTTCAAAATAATGTTTGCTCCTTCATTTTCTTGTACGAGATTCAGAAGTTGAGTTTTAAGAATTGTGGTCATTACGTATGGACGAATATATGCTTCTCTTTGTCTTGGTGTCATTGTCTTATATTGTGACATGGCCGCAAGTTTATTTTTAGCTACATTTTCGTCAATAAGAAACTTAAGTTTATTTGATGACATTTGAGTTTGAAGATATGCATATAAGTCAGAGTTAATTTGAGTATTAGCTTTCATCAGATATAAAGCATTTTTAATTGTATCTGCTGTTTCATATTGCTTATATCTCTTTTCCTCATCGTTATATACACCCATATTATATAGGTTATCATCATTCTCTGGATCAATTTGGTCAGTAACTAAAAAGTCAACCAACCCAGCACCTACATTATATTCCAGCTATTTCGCTACGATAGCTGCGTTCTCTTATGAACTGCTATATGTTACCATATAGATTAGACTATATCTTCTTTTATATTAAATATAAAAGCTCCCCATTTCCATCACCAACCGCTTGTGATGTACTTCTTTTCAGAATAGTCGTTGAACCTTAATCAAAATTTATATCTTTTGTTAAATATTTCCATCTTTCTTTTCTTCTTATAGAATTAGCATAATCTTTACATAATCCATACATTCTATCAATTTCAGCTCCAGAATATTGCTTTGTAAGTAGTAAATTAATAATTTCTTTTACTTGTTCTTCTGAAATTTTTGAAGCTGGATTATGCTCACCAAATTGAGGTGCTCTTAAATTATTCTTAATAGCATGGTCAATATTTTCTCTACAGGTACACCATTCAAGATTTGATAAATTGTTATTGATTTTATTACCATCTATATGATTAACTTGTAAATTTTCCATTCCTTCAATAGGAGAAAAATTTTCCATAACTAAACGATGGACAGAAAAAGAATGTCTTTTATTGTCACAACATACAAGAGATACTTTCTCATAACCATCTTTATCTAGTCTAGTGGATAAGAATTTATTGGTTCTTTCGCTAAAAATTTTTCCATCCTCAGTAACTTTATAGATATATTTTAAAGGATATTTGCTATTAATTATACTTTTCATTATAAGCTCCCAATAAGATGCTTTGTTAATAATATCAATTTTGATTCTTGGCTGCTGATTGTCCCATATAGGAGTTCCCAGCAATTAAAGGAGTTTTACATGAGCTAAGATATTAACCCATTGGCATCGACGACGCACATATTACATTTAAATCGTTTAAAAATTCTTTTAATTTCTATTGCTTGTAAACCAAAGTGTTCTTCCTCGAAAGAATATAGATTTACTATTTGCTTAAGAGGAGGACCACCAGTCTTAACAGGAGTAACTTTAATTACAATTACCTCGGTGGTACAGCCGAGTCTGCCAACGTCAACTCCCATGATATAATAAGATTTATCAGAAATCTTTTTATTGTATTTATCTTCAGCAAGATTTAATACCCTATTGCGGTCAAAGGCATCTGGAGAGAAAAATGCACCATCAATAGTTCCAGACCATTTTGATTCAAACTCTCTTTCAAAGCCAGTAGCGTCTACTGAAATATCTGATTCTTGATTTTGAATGAAGTTGGCTGGTTGCAAGCCTTCTACTACAGGTATTCTCCAGTCACCCCCAAGAATAAATGCTTCTTTAGGTCTAGCTACCATGCGGCAAAGGGTATCAATTAATTTGTCGTAGCTGAATGTATTCTTAACATTTGTATTCTACGAGATTCGCTGGTTCTCGCACGTTCTCTAATGAACTGCTGCATGTCACCATGCAGATTAGACCATATCTTTATGCGTTTTCCGCATATTCTCCGTTTCCACCATCAATAGCTTATAGTGTACGTGCTATGCACTGGTCGTTGAACGTTCTATTATAAAATAATAGCTTCGCTGCTGATTGTCTTTAACCAATAGGATAAAGATGTCCCAGCAATTAGAAGAATTTTAGCAGAGCCTAAATATTAACCCTGCAGATGTGACAAAGATAGCAGATTGATTTAATACTTCATTTGGGTCTGAATGACCATTAATTTGTCTACTAACTACCAATGTTGGCATAATAATTTGGTTGAATCCTTCTTGGTCAACCTTTGCAACCTCTTCCGCAAGTAGAGATTGAAAACGCGCACCACGAGTATGTTCACTAATTGCGCAGTTAGATAGTTGACTACCATTCTTAAAAAGATATGAAACAGTATCTTTTGTTTGAGAAGTCGTTCCAAGCTTACCTCTTGTATCCCATTCAATTTCTTGTTTTAACGCAGGAATTAGAGTACATAGCTCAATTATCTTACTTCCAAGGATCATCGCTGACTGCGATTTACCATCAGCTACAGTTGTTACCTTTGCACCAGGATACAGAATACATTTAATCATTAGGGCTAGAACAGAAATAAAGGATTTAGAGAAACCTCGACTAAAGACCGCAAACACTGTTTTATATCTAAGCAAAATCCGCAACAATAGTCGTTGAACAAACATTAGTTTAAAAGTATTATCTGGATTAATCGAACATAAATAATCAATAAATTTATCTGGATATTTTCTCCAATAGTCAATAAGTTTTTGATAGTAAGGTAGATTTTCAATAATTTTACTCTTATCGACTTCTACCTTACCACCTTTCTTATTGCTATTGGCAGTTTTTAATAGATTAGATAATGCCATAACTACAATCCAAACTCTTCCATGAGCTTAAAAGCTTCATCCTCATATGCTTCTGGATCAAACTCTTCTTCCTCATCCTCTTCAACATTATCTCCAAAGCCTCCCCGCATAATATTCTCAACAGTTTCTTCTTTCTGCTTATCGGCTTTTTCAATAAAGGATTCAATGAGGTCACCAAGACCAAGCTCATCCCGCACAAGATTGCTTACATAATTTTGTAGGTCATTAATAATAAAGTCTATTTTATCTTGCGGATATTCTATTGGATCAAATTGTTGAGGAATAATATCTCCCTCATGTTCTACAAAGGATACTAATTGACCAATAGAATCAATCTCTCTTCCTTGTTCCTCTTTATTCTGTGCTTCTGTTAGACGTGCGGATTTCCGCAACTGGTCATAGACTGATGAGAGGTTGCGATACGATTGTGTATCATCAATATCTAGTGCCTGGTCCATCTTTAAGGATGTGCGGCAAATCTTGCGCACTGATTCTTCACGGTCAACATTAAGTTCATATTCTTCTGCATATTGTTGGTACAAATCCTCTAGCCGCACCCACTCAGAAGGAGTATATGATATGCCCCACTTTACTGCTAGATATTGAATATCTTCGTTGGTAAGTTCTTTAGAAATTGTTGCTTCATCTACTTTAGGAAGATTATTTAGAATGCGTTGAGTTGGATTTTCTTTTTCCACATCTTCTTCAGTAAGAAATTTTTCATGTGCACCATTTACAATTTCATCATATTCTTCTTCGTCAATTTCTCCAGCTTCTAACCTTCTCTTTGCAATAGCTTCTCGTTGCGGCTTAGTCTCATCTGGAGCATTTGCTTTATTTAGCATTTCAGAGTCCGCAAAGCGATATGGCTTAAATTGACTCATATTCATGGTCCGCAAATATTGACCAAACACACTAGAAGGACCAAACTTAGCAGGATTTTTTAGAAATACTCTGTTACAAATTTGTATCCACTTATCTTCTACGTAAGGAACATCAAATTTCTCCAATAGTGGAACAAATGTACTAGGATCACGGTTATCAATGTTCTGTGTTAGACATCTTTTACAGATGGGATAGCACTGATCATTTGGAAGTGTGCGGGGAGACTTAAAGAATTCTTTTTCTGGTTTCTCCCTCCCGCATTGTTGGCACATTACTGTAAATGCTTTTTTGGGAGGTTGCTGTTGTTTTTCTTCACTCATTGCGCCCTCGCCTTCTTTCTACATTTTTTGCACACACTGTAAAAGTGATCACGAGAAGAATTATTTTGAGAGAAGAAAATAGGATGAGCCAATTTCGTCTCGCCGCATTTGCGGCATGTTTTCCACGTTCCTTTTTCAACAAAAGTATAGTACCAAAGTAGATATTCTTCTTGTGCCTTTTCCACAAGCATTTTAGGAATGCGTTGTCGCCACAGTGTAGAAATATATTGTTCAGTATGCACTATGCCATATTTATCTAAAAGAAGTTGCTTAATTTCCGCATTAGAATATTTATAAATTTTATATAGAAGCACATCAAAAAAGATAGGATGATCAGGACAGAAGGTTCTAAGAATAAGAGCATCCAGGTCCATCAAAATTGAATGCATATCATTATTAACACAATCTTCAGTTTCTGTTTTTAGCTCCGCGTAGTTGGATAGGAGGAATAGAATAGCATTGCTTGATAATAAAGAAATAGGTGAATCTGAAACAGGATATCCTTCTTCATTAAAATAAATATGTTCTTCGGGTGTAAAGCTAGAAAAAATTTGATTAACCGGATATGTTTTTTTCTTGCTTCTACCGCCCCGCGCGGATGCCCGCAATAAATATGCTTGCTTCCATGTTTCAATAATTTGAGTTTTGATCTTATATTTATTTTTAGCGTTAGGGTTAGATAATTGTTTATTTAGATTATCTATGATTTGCATAATATCCCGCATACCCGCAATAGAGTTAATTTCTTCATCTGTAATGATGTCTTTTGGATCCATGATTTGATTTTTATCGTTGGTGATAATTGAATAAAATGAATCTTCTTTGTGCTCATAAATATCAACCATTTCTTCAAAAGAGACTTGTCTTTTGGCAACGGTTGATTCTCTGTTGCGGGTAATGATAGGATAAGCTTCTTTCTGTTCTTTCTTAGTTTGATTTTTATCAGATACGAATAATAAATAATCTGAAATTCGTGATAGATTATTATTAGTAAGTTGTTCTCGTGGAGTCTGTTTTAGTAAGTTATCAATATACTGTTTTCTTTCATCAAAAGTAGAAAGAGAAAAATCTAAATACATATTATTAACCTCCTTTCTTACTCATTGTTTTATAGTATTATTATATCATAGATATTGTAGATGTCAAGAGAAAAAATAAAAAAATACGTATACGGCCATAATTGAAAGGAGTCTGTTTTTGACAGTTTTGTGCGGCCTTTTTCAGCTACCTGAAAGAAATTTCAGAAGCCTGAATACACCGCCCCTACACAAACCTTAAAGCACTAACGTGCGAAGCTAGCAAAGTATCGACCAGTGTCGATATGTGTATTTTTTGTGGAGGGGTTGCACACCACACCCAAGTATGGTACAATAGAAGTGATGACCAAATACGGCCAGAAAAATTATGTTTTTTTTTGTGAAGACAAAATTTTAACTTGACTTGCAAATATATTTATGATTTACAATATGTCCCATAAAACATTTAACTATCTCAAATTGAAAAATATCAATATGTAGTTTTTATGGAGACGGTTAGAATATGATATTATGTAATTACAGGATAGTAGTTACATGCAAGGAGTTCACTATGGTAACTATGATATTAAAGTTGGTCTGGTATATCAGATTAAATAAGGCACCCCGCTATACCTATGTGCGTTGAATGTGTAGATTTTATGGAGTTGAGTTTTTAGAATTCAAAAGCTGCAAGGATGCGTTAGAATATAAGTAACAGGAAACACAAAAGAGTTTCCTACGACAGAAGGGATAGCACTATGGCTACCACTACACTCACTAACGTACAAGCTCTAACCCTCGCTATCGAGCTGGCAACCGCTAGCGGAAATACAGAGCTGGTAGAGAAACTCACCAAGATGCTTGCAACTGCTAGTAAGCCTCGTAAGAAGAGTAACGTGCCTAGCGAGACGCAACTTAAGAACCTCGAGCTTGCAAAAGATGTACTTGCATACATGCAAGGACGTGACGGAGTAACCGCAAAAGATATCAGTAACAACGTAGCAAATATTGCAACTAGCCAAAAGGCTGTAGCTATCATGCGTATCCTAATCAATGATGGCAAGGTGATTAAAGGTAAGGTAGGTAGCCAAACAGTATACACGCTAGCCTAGCTAGTATATCGAGGGTAGTAGATGCGACCTACTACCCTATTACTGTTTCACGTGGAACACTATGCGGCACTATGACTAGTATATTAGAGTGGGCTAGAATATAGTACCGTAGTTGGCCAGAAAATTTTACTACATGTGCTAATAAAAGTCAAGCGATTCATAAAATCTCCACAAATGCCAACACAAAAAATCCCATAAATGCACATATATTCTACACATATTCTACATACATAACTGTAGCTAGATAAATCCCAACCGACTACGTGATTGGTATATCCTAGCGCATACCTCTCAACTGGACTGTAACTATATACTACCATAGTGAGGTATGGTGTCAATCCGTATCACATATTCTACACAACTGATATACTGTGGAGATTGTGTGGAGGTGCTATGAGGTATTGACTTGTGCCGTAGATATACCTAGAATAGTTAGTGTAATTGATAGTGTAATAACTATTAGAGGAGTTTAACATGCGTTATGTAGTAATCGTGGATACGGAAACAACCTCATTAGAGCCTAGTAATGCGTTCAATACATGTTTAGTGTATGACCTTGGCTATGTAATATCTGATACCGCGGGTAACATCGTGTGTGAACGTTCGTTCATCAATGACGATGTGTTTAATAACGCGTCACTCATGAACAGTGCATACTATGCTAGCAAACTCCCCACGTATCATGCTAACATTAACAATGAGTGGGAACACACTACTACACTCAAGATGTGGCACACGTTTATGAGTGACTTAAAACAATACAACATTAAACCCGGTGATGTGTTTGCGTACAATGCGTCCTTCGATATGAAGGCGTTGAACTATACTATTAAACACTATTCTAACGGTTTTATTACAGAGTGGATACCTCGCAATATGTGGCGTGACGTGTGGGTGATAGCTGGCAAGGCTATTACTAGCACTAACAAATATGTGCGCTATTGTATGCGTCATAACCTATTAACTGAACGTTGCAACCCTAGCACATCGGCCGAAACGGTATTTAAATACCTTACAGGTGATAGCACATTTGTAGAGCAACACACGGCCTTAAGTGATAGCCGCATTGAACACTATATTCTAATGCAATGTTTCAAACGTCACGCTGCTATGCCTAGCACGTTAGGGCATGGGTGGCGATATGCCGCACGGGTTAAACGCGATATGCAATAACAAAAAAGGGACTATCATAGTCCTTTTTTTTGTGCGGAAAAAGTTATGTAGTTTTTATGGGGGACTTGACAGCCCTAATCGCATATCTTAATATTATTATTATTAAAATGGGATACTGTCGAATATGACCAGAAAAATTATGGAGATTTTGTGAAGATTTTTCACAACCTATTGACAGCTGAACATATTGATGTTCTTAAATCCCGCAACTAAACTGATATACTGATTACAGACCTGCGGCGCGTAGAAGCCGTTTAAGCCCTCATGCCTATTTAAGATGGCATATTGCGCTACCCTAGCCTTAAACAGGCTCACAACGCCGCATACAGCAAAATTTTGTGGAGACGTGTTTCAGAAACAGATAGAACCTGAAAAGAACCTTAAAGTCAAATATGGGCTAAAAAGTATGCAATATATTGAATATGGAGAATTTATGGAGATTATGATTCTCCCGCACAAACATGCTGCCATGTGTTACATTATCTATAGCACGAGGGCAATCCCGCCCACGCGCTAGGTACTAGGAGGTACTTATGAGCTACACTAACGTTTCTGCTTTGACCGCTCTTATTACTATCGCGCGTGACGCGAACGCAGACCCTGAGCTTATTCAAAAAGCTGAAACCATGCTTAAAGCTGCGTCCAAACCTCGCAAGAAGTCTGAAGGCCCGTCCAAAACCGCTCAGGCAAACGCTGCTATTCTTGCAACTATTGTACCTGTTATTCGTGATAGTGGTAGGGCATGGACTGCTAAGGATATTAGTAGCACGTTTACCGAGGTTGCAACCAGTCAAAAATCTGTAGCTCTTATGCGTCAAGCTATCGCGGACGGTACCATTATTAAAACTCGAGTAGGAAGCCAAACGCTTTATCAGGCTGTTTAACTAAACATTACAAGGGGATATCTCACACGGGGTATCCCCTCTATTTGTGTTTCAATGCGATCTCGATAGTACCGCACACATGTTCGAATGCGCCCAGATTTTATGGGGATTTTATGGAGATAGAATTTTGACTTGACTATGTATTAAACTTATGTTATAATCCGTATCCCGAAACTGATATATTAATTGTAATCTGGCGCGTACAAGGCCATTCTACGCCCGCACACCTAATCTTCGACCTTTAAACTAAGCCATACAAAAACATGGCCTTAAATCGGCTCTAGTGGCCTCTAGTGGCATTTTTTTTAATTATGAACGCGTCTGCATAAAATTTGATATCGACCTTTATCAATGTATAAAATGGCTCCTATGAGCTTAAAAATGTATAAATTCACAGAATCTCCATATATGGCGGAAATTATACCACACTCGCACAAAAAAGTCAAGTCCCTCATAAAATTTACACATTATCTCCACATTTTATTCACAAAATCTACACATGCCTGAAAACACAAAATCTACATAAAACTAAAACTAATATACTAATATATTAATATATTAGTAGTATTCCACCCAATTCTAACAGACCGTCCGCTATAGGCGATTTTCTCAAAACCCTTGGTCTATAGGCGTTTTGTCCCCAATCCCGAAAATCGTTTTAAAAATGTTTTAATTAAAATTTTTATGTGCGGGCGAAACTCTGGGAAAGGCCACCAAGAGATACAATATCAGTCTATAGGCGAAATTCTGAGAAGTGACGGAGCAAAGAAATACTCCAAGACCATAGGCCGCATTTAATTTTTTATATGCTAACCAAGAGTAAGACAAACAGATGCGGGCATAGGATATGTCGCCGCATTAAAAAGGTATAAAAAAAAGGAGAGGAATTTCTTCCTCTCCTTACAGTTTCTATATTTTTCTATATGCGCTATGTTTTTCTATTGAGTCTTACGCTTCTTAGTCACAGTAATCTCGTAGACCGCACCATCAATATTAATGGCTATTTGACGCTCTTGGTTCAGAACCTCCACAACGTGACCCTCTTGCGCCAACGCGTTAGCAATCAAGGTTACAATACCACGCTTGGTATCATCGGGCTTGCGGGAACTCTTGCGGGTACTCTTAGTTGCGTTGCTCGTCTTCAAAATGTCCTCCACAGATGCATCAATAAAACCCTGGCCTGCCAAATACAGCTCAATACACTTCTTATTGGTGAGCCTATACTTCTTCTTTGCTTGCGCAAGAAACTCATCAGGAACCTCAACAGTATTACCATCTACAGTATACTTCATATAAGCTCTCCTAAGAATATATTAAACTACACTACCTGGCAATAGCCTTTACAGATTCTCTACCGCCGCATAGGTCGTAGGAGCACTGGACACATCAGAACGAATAGCAGTTACAAGACTGGTGTTAACTAGAGCTTTAAGGGCCGCAGTCATCTTCTGCACATGAATGTCAGTATCATTGGCCTCATTAAAAACATTGGTCCACTCAGAGGAGGTAAGCTCTGCGTCCTCGTTCTGCATTACCGCCAGCACATTCTCGCAGAAAAGCTCAAATTCCTGGTTGGTCTTGCGGGGACGAGGCTTAGAGAGCTGAGCGATATACTTCTCGCACATCGTTACTACCTCAGTATCATCTGCCATCGTCTCGGCAATGCGGGCAAAGAGCTGGGCGCGGGTGGTGGTCTTGGTGCTAGCCATAGTATGTTCTCCTTTGAACAGTTGATGATGAGGTTCCTTTTTCCTCATCTGCTAATAATATTATAACATATTTAAAATTAGGTTGTCAAGTGAGATGTTCTTCTCTACTTTTTCTCCATAGAGTTTGTATCTCTTGGAGAAGGTGGTGAAAGAATCTTCTCTCTCTCAACCTTACAATATTATTATACTATGAAACTAGACCAATAGTCAAGATGAAAATATCTCTCTATAAATTCTCTATATGCGGCATCAGGACTTCAATTTTAAAAAATCATTTTTTGAAAATTAAAATTGAAAAATGAAATTGAAGAAAAATAAAATTCAAAAATGAAAATTAAAAATGAAATATTATAAAAAATGAAAATTAAAAATGAAATATTCTGAAATATTTCTTTCAAAATGAAATATTTTGAAAGAATAAATTTGAAAAATGAAATATTATAATTAAAATTTTGAAAATGAAATATTATATTATAGGTTTCTTTTTCTTAACCAATAGTAACTAGAGAAGTATCTCTTTAACAGACGCGGCGAATGGAAGATGCGCATATCCCGCACAGCTTTTAAAGTCGACAGAGCTATCCTTAACCGCATTTTATATATATTATATTTAATATTTTACATTATATTATTTATTTTGTCAAATTTTTATATTTAAATATTATATAATTAAAAATTTAATATATTTTAAACTAGTTGTTTTACTTGCGCTCTTTGCAAGTAACAACAACTAGTCCTAAAGGGTTTTGCGTTCTTTGCAAAACACTTTAGGTTTTTTCTTTTTTCTTTTCTTTGGTTCTTTCTTTTCTTTTTTCTTTTAATAAAAATCATAGACCTAAAATTGCGGTATCTGCCCAAGTTTATATAAATGTTAACAAAGATTTAACATTTATAATATTTCTGTAACATTGCCCGCACCTATAGTGTATTATCTCTTTGCTATTGGTATTTTTATTATCTTACTCTTGGTATTTTCTTGCAAATCGCCGCATTTAACGATTTAAATTTCATGGACTACCATTTACCTTACGGGAAAATTTAAATTGCAATCTAGAGCATTTTTGAAAAATCTATACCACATATTGTAGTACTTTATTTTAAAGAAACACTAGATATGGTATAAAAATAACCCATGCCGTTAAGCTAGACTTTCCCCTAGGTAATTTAGGTGTATATAAAATGTAATTTAGCTATATAGGCTTTAGTTGTAAAAGCGGCGGAGATAAAGCAGCAAAGAACGCTGCTTTACTCCTTGCTTAGCTCCGTTAGGTCCTGTTCGCTTCGCTCCAGGCCCACTCCGCTGTTAAGTTATTACACTTCGTTTATAACTGAACAGGTTGTTAAGTAACTTGTGATAAATCACTGCGTTAGCTTTAACAAGGTATAGTGTGTTAAGCTACACCTAGATTATAACAATTATTTTATTAAAAGTCAATAGTTTTTTAAAAATATTCGGTGAACGGTAAAAATTTTTTTGTCAAGTGCCAAGTTACGGAGAAACGATGTCGGTGGTAGCTCAGAAGAAGAAAGTCCTTGACGGGGTCTAAAATATCTCGCACCACAAAGTGGTAATAATTAGTCAAATCTCACATTCTCAGTAATTTTCAGTAATTATTGTTCTCTTTGATTTTTCTTTGTCTTTAAAGTAAAATAAAAGGAAATAATAATTCGCATCAATTCACTAACACTAATATCTTTTTCCGCAGCTTCTTCTACCATCATGTTATAAATCTTCTCAGTAACGGCACAGGTAATCTGCTTTTCTTTTCTAGGCATTTCTCAATACCTTTTCTGTTTCCTCGATATAAGAATCATGGAACAAAGACTCTCTAATAGCTTCCTTCCACACTTCCTCACCAACATTATATTTTCTAATATACTTTGCTAACGTGCGGCCCCAACCACCTTCCACCACAAAGTAATCATTAAAATGATTTAACTCAAATACCATGCGGTCCAGGGTCTTAGTTTCTATAGACTTTTCTTCTATAACCTTGGTAACTTTTTCTCTTTGCTCCTTAATACTCTTGGTATAATCATTTACACTTAATAAAGTATAATATTCACCGACATAAACTCCATTTTTAGATTTACTAATTGGCTCACTATTATACTTAATCAAACCAAGGTCACTAAGATTTTGTAGTCTTAATTTAAATCTTCTAATTTCATTTTGATTGCGGGTTGTCTTATATCCGCACTGTTCCATTAGACCATTCTTGCCAGTAATAGAAAATTCAACTTTGCCATTTCTCTTGTTCCATTCATTAAATAAAATACAATATAGTTTAAAATTAATAGATGGTAAATTAACTAAACAATATTCAGCTATATCTATGGGCAACTTTAAAAAACCATTAGTAAACCAATCATTAATCTCTACAGTACCTTCATCTAAATGTTCTTTGAAAATACCAAGCTCAACAAATTCATCATAAAATCTATTAGCGTATCTGCTTTGCCGCACTCGTCTAGCCGCTGGTTTACAATTGCCACTTAGACATTCAAATAATCTTTCTCTTAATGTCTTTTTAACATCGTCAATAGAATAAAATTTAATAACTTCTCCGACTTTTCCGTCAGACCATTCTACATGACTAGGCTCAATACTATTCAGTATAGTCCATAAATTAGGGTTATAATCTTTGCTAATCATATACTCTTTATTCATATCAACCCTAACAATACTATTATTCATTCCATCTCCTCTCTATAAAATATTCTCTAAAACAACGATAACGAACAAAGTGAGTTATCGTTGTTAATGTTTATATGTTTATATATGTTTAATATGTTATGTTTAATGCGTGCACACTTTTTGATAACAAAACGTTATTTTTTGATAACACTGCGTTATTTTTTGATAACAACCTGTTATTTTTTGATAACAAATTGTGATTTTTTGATAACACATTCTCTTTAAGTCTTGAATGTATTATCTATTATATCTATTATATCTATTATATCTATTGCGTTATACCTTTTTGTCGTTTGCGTTATACCTTTTTGTATTTTAAAAATTATCTCTCTCCATAACTACATCTATAACAATATAATACCAAACCGACAGCTAAAGTCAATTTTTAGCAAAACAAGGCAAAAGATATAGACATAATATCTATATCCTTCACCTTGCTAAAGATTCAAATTATGAATTAATCAATAGAGTTATTGTGCTTCTCAAGCTCAATAAGTTTGCTCAGTCGTTTTGACATATCTAGAGCTGCGGCAATAGAACAACTAGAATAATCATTTCCCGCACACACATCACAATCATCTTTGTCCGCAAACTCTAGACCAAAGTACTCACATGGACTCAGATGATGTGAAATAAGATTAATCATATCATTAGAAAATGTATCCCAGTCATCTTCAAAATTCTTTTTCAATGTTCCATTTTGAAAACTAAAATATCCATACGAAGAAAACTCACCTGGTTTGCGGAAATAGATTACAATGGTAGGAATATCATTATTCTCATTCAAGCAAGATTCAATGCGGGTAATAAAACCATAGTCATAGACATAATCATTAATCTTAATCTCATTGCCATCATCGTAGACAGGAGTCCAGTTAATCATTTATCTTCCCTTCATCTTTACTATTGGTGCGGCCACTGGTAATGACTTACACCAAGTTAAAAACAATATAAAAAGTGCAGTCATCAGGAAGAGTAAAAGCGATATAAGAATCCACTAAACTATCCATTCCTCCTTTACCATCACCAATGCCAGAACCCCAATAGCAATCTCCCTTAATCATACCACCAACACAAAACTCACTATTCTTATCGTATACCTCAAAGATACAACCATCACTGGGCATATTAATATCAATATCCTCAATAAGTTGACGAACAGAGAATTTACCATTAACAGAAGTGGCAGGCATTGATAGCTCCTTTCTTCTCAACTAAATATATTATAACATATAACTAGAGCTATTGTCAAGTGCGGGCCATGAAGAAAATATAGAAATAATTTAAAACCATTATGAAAAAATATGAAATATTATGAAAAAACGTGAAATATTGTGGAAGAAAGTGGGAGAAAGTGGAAGAAAGTGGAAGAAAGTGAAATATTCCGAAATTTTGCTCGTAATCATGCATCATATCAGAAGATCCTCTGCGGCAAATGAATATAAAAAAAGACTATGCGTGCCGCATAGTCTTTTTAAATTATATATTATTCATTTTTAAACAGTGGCCTAATCACAAAAGCAAAATAAGTATCATCGTCCCAATAGCAATCCTCAATAGGCATATCTGGGTGTGCTAGCAAATAGCCATAAATAATCTCTTCCAACTCACTCATATCATGAGTGCTCTCATAATATAGATCAACGAAACCTACGCGCAACAGCGGAATGCAGTCACTTGCATAGGGTTCCCAATCAAAAGCAATGACATCATTAACCGTCTTAAAATCGTCAAAATCAATATCGGTATACACTTTTCTCTCCTTACTACTTCCCTTACTCATTATTCTCTGCTATTTCACAATACATGTGAGTAATGCCATCTAAACAATAAGCACCAGGTACAATCTCAGTAATAAAAGGATTAATATCCTTCAAATAATCAATTACTATATTACCTAGCAAACTTAAATTATCAAATTCTGCATTGGTCCAAAAAGTTGGCAACACACTAACCGCAACATCTCCATAATGAATAATAATTTGCGGCTCAGTTTGCCATTCCCGCATCGCATCTAAAAAATTCATTTATCTTCTTCCTTAAAGACATAATTATAAAATTCATATTGCTCTTCATTGACAAAACTATCATCGCACCATTTCTGCATATCATATATCATATCCGCATACATGTCACAGAAATACTGCGCATCTTCTATAATGCTTTCATCTTTCTGCAAACGAATATAACTTTCCCATTCTTGCAATTTCTTCTGTGCGGCTGCTAGAATAGCAATATAATATCGGTAATCATCACAGCGCTCCGCAATATCAAGATGTAGGTCAAAAAAAGCACCAATATGCCCGATAGGATTGGTTTCCGCAAATGTAAAATCATTAGTAATTGTAGTTACCAATTCATCAAAACTATATTGCGCGCAAATATTGTTTAGATTCATCAATTCTCCATTCTATTGGATAACCCCACATAAATGAGAAAGAAAATTAACATCAGTGCCGTACGAAGATTATTTTATGCAGTCATACAATTAATTTATATTTCAACTAGTGCGCGAATACTACTAATCCATTGTGTCGCCAAGCATCGTATTCTTCTTCGGTCATTTCTACCTGCAGACGCTCTTCATCAATTGATGGACAAAATATATCCTCAGCATATCCAATGCTAAAAAGCTTTTGAGCCACCTCACAATAACTAGCATTCTCACAGCTGCGGCAAGATTCTTTATCATAGCCAAGGCCCAGCTCATTAAACCTTTCTTGTGAAATCTGCATATTTTCTTCCCTTCTCTTGGAATAATTCTAAGTGAGGTAAGGTATTGTTAGATTTCAGAATACCCCTTTTGATAAAATACCATTTTACTCTAAGCCATATTTTACACTAAGTTTAGAACGAGCAAAGCCATAATCTGTACTAAAAAATACTTCTTTCACGCCAATATCTGCTAAAGCATGAGAACACGCAATGCAAGGTGCGGCTAATCCTATTCCATACTGCTTACCAGGGGAAATACGAATCACATAAGCCCGCAAATTTTTATAATTATGTCCTTCAATGCTGCGAATGGCTGCTATCTCCGCGTGCAAAGAGTGTTGTCTATTACTATAATTACCAGGTCTGTATTTCTTCCATGTTTTATTATACTGTTTTTGCATAGGATTGCTTTTCTCAGTATTGCAACCTCGACCAACAATCTTGTTTCCGTCTACAATGACGCAGCCAAGAGAAAAACCAGTAAAGGAAGCAGATAATGCCTCTTTATACGCAGCTTTCAAAAAACGAATATGCCTTGCGGTTAATCCACTAGATTGACCTAGCTGCGTTATAAACTCATTATACATTATCACTTCCTTTACCTTCCTAAACAAACTATAATAATATTATATAACTAAACTTATATTTTGTCAAATCTAGTTATGGATTAAATATAGCATTTTACAAGTAAATGACTATAGTCAAAAGTAGATGCTTGATTATCATATAATATTACAGTTTTAACAGAAACTTGTGAAAAATACATCTCATACATACTACGCTGATATTCAGTCCAGTCTTTATCATCAAATCGCAAATGCTTATCAATGAAACCATACAATTTTAAATCAACTTGGTTATCAAAAATAATGCCGCAATTTTCATTTTGAGTTTCTAACCATTCTACCAACTCTTGGACTGAAATAGTATCAGTATCATTTGTAAAAGCATATTCTAAGATATTATTATTAAACTTAGAACCTTTTCCCTCATACTCGCATAAATTAGATATATTGTCCCGCAAAAGATTAGATAGCTTATTCATAATACTCCCTATAAAAAAAGTCTCTATGATAAAATATACAATATCATAGAGACTTTATCTTTACATTTTCATTTATTTATATCTAAAAATATAAATAAATACTATGGTAATCCTTATATTCTAAATCATGCAATAAAGCAATCGTTACAACCTTGTAATCCTTAGAATAAAAGAGTTGTAAAACATCATGCTCATAGCCATTTGCGGGGAGCAGTAATTCTCCTTCTTCAATCTTACAGGAAAAATGAGTATATGCTCCTCCTGCGCAAACATATCCTTCGGTAAGACGGCCATCTTTTACCGCATTTTGAATATCCAAAAATATCTCAGTAAAAGATGCACCGCCTTTCCAATCTTTATCTGTTGGCCTTGTCACCCTATCGTGCAAGAAATCCCAATCTTGCAAGAAAGACATGAATTACTCCTCTTCAGCCAACTCTGGCTCAACACCATCAATATGATAGCGAGCATAGTAATCCTCATATCCCTCTTCGAGATACTCTACATCATA